AAGAGTTGCCAGCTATAAATCAAATACTTACATCCTGTGGTCAGGCTCCTGTAACTACACTAGACCAAACCAACCCGGAAGTTGCGATTGCCTATGATACACTGTTACAGGTGTCAAGGGAGGTACAATCCGAAGGATGGACTTTTAATAAGGAGTATCACTACGAATTTCCAACTGATAACAACAACGAGATACTGATACCTAATAACATTATACAAATAAAACTCACAGAGAATGCACAGAACTCACCTTACAGTGCAATCAGAAGAAACGGTAAACTGTACGATAGACAGAACCACACATACGAATGGACATATAGTCCTATAGAATGTGATGTAGTATGGTATTTTGACTACATAGATTTACCAGAACCAATCAGAAATTACATAACAGCTAGAGCAGCTACCCAAACATCTAGTAGAATTGTAGGCGACGACGATCAGTACAAACGTCTACAACAACAAGAAGTACAATCCAGAGCTATGGCTATGGAGTATGAGACAAACCAAGGACAATTTACTATGTTTGGTCATCCACAAGACTCTCAAAACTTCTACCAAAGCTATCAACCATTTCACGCTTTACAACGATAATGCCAGCAGTAACTCAACGAGTTGACAACTATCTCGGTGGAGTATCTAGACAGTCAGATGATAAAAAACTTCCCGGTCAAGTCGAGGAGTGTATTAATGGCTACCCTGATCCAACCTTCGGTCTTACAAAAAGACCGGGGTTTCAGCATATAGGAAATCTAGGTACAGGCACTACATATGACAACTCTAAGTGGTTCTTTATATCTAGAACCGATAATGAAAAATATATAGGTTGCATCACACCAGCATCAGGAGGCTCTACAGGAGCTATTGCGATATGGAACGCTGTAACCTTTGCCGCAGCTAACGTAACATACGGTACAGGGGCACAGGCATACCTTACAGGGCAACGTACAGATTATGATGTCATGACTGTACAAGATAAATCATTTATTACAAACAAAACTGTAACAGCTAACAAGACAGCTGACCCTACATTCAATGCTAACAGACAAGGTACAATTAAAATATCAGGTGTATCTAATGACACTAAGTATAATGTAAGTGTAGCTGGATCTGCTATATCTGAATATACTTCTCCTAACGATGCTACTTACGATGACGTTTTAACTGAACTCAGAACTAGAATCAATGCACTTAATATATCTAACTTAACAGTAACTAAATTAAAAGACTCACTACACCTAGCACGTACTGGTGCATCATTTACCTTAACAGGTACAGGTGGTATATATGGTACACAGCTCGAGGTGTTTCAAGACTCAGTACCTACACTAGGAGATCTACCTACAGAGTCAGTACATAATCATACAGTTAAGATTATTAACAGTGGTGCATTAACATCTAGTTACTTCTTAAAATTTGTTGCAACTAACGGTACGTCTGGACCCGGTTACTACACAGAAGCTTTAGGTCATGGAATGTCCTCTGGCTTAGATCCAGCAACCATGACTCATCAATTAAGAAATACAGCAGTTAACACTTTTGTATTTGAACGTGTATCTTGGGTTGCTCGTGATGTAGGTGACGATGAAACTAACTCTCACCCATCATTCGTAGGCCGTAAGATACAACAATCATTCTTTCATAACAACAGATTAGGTTTTTTATCTGACGACTCTGTATCTATGAGTCAGTCAGGTGACTTCTTTAATATGTATCATACATCTGCACAAACAGTAACTGATGCAGACCCTATAGATCTTAGTGCAAGTACAATTAAACCGGTTGCACTACATAGTGTGTTACCATCTACTCAAGGTCTAGTACTATTTAGTGCTAACCAGCAGTTTCTTATGGGATCTACTGATGGTATATTAACACCAACTAAAACAGTGATACGTACCATAGCTAACTATGAGATGGATACGATTATTGACCCTGTTGATACTGGTACAACAATTAACTTTATTAGTAAGACACCTAGTTATACTAGAGTCTTTGCTATGGTCACACGTGGAGAAAACGAAAACCCACAAGTAGTTGACATTGGTAGAGTTGTAAACGAATGGATACCAGCTACGGTAGATACTATGATACCTAGTCCACAGAATCAGTTTATTGCATTCTCTGGACAGAGTTCTAGATACATTTACTTGTTTAGATCTTATGCAGAAGGTAAAGACCTAAAATTACAAACATGGTTCAACTGGGAAGCACCGGGTAATGTACAAACTATAGCGGCAGATTCTGACGAATTTTATGCAGTTACAAAACAGGGCGGACAGTTTACACTTAGCAAAGCTAGTTTGAGTCAGAGTCCTGACGATGCTATTATTGTTAACAATGATGGTCAAAAACTAAATCCATGTATAGACTTGTATGCTACAGCTAGCTCTGTTACATTTGACACAGCTGGTAACTTTAGTAAATGTTTTATACCGTACAATGATGCTACTAACCTGATACCTGTAAT